CCGGGTCTCATTTCGCACTCGTAAAAACTACTCATTTAAATTTCTCCTTTCAAATCCTTCCTCGCCGGTCATCAGCTTGCATATCTCGTGTTTGATGTACCACTTAGCCTTCTTCAAGTCTTCGGCGGCATCGCCTTTCTTGCCTGCTCGGAGTATGTACTTGACGGCATTGCCAAGATTAAAGCCAAGCTGATAGTCATCGATGATGTCTATTGCTTCATACTTGTTGCCTTTGTAGTGTTCGGGATGATTAATTTTCTCCATTTTCGTTTCCTCCTGTGATTATCTCTGAGTACGGCAGACTTTCTACCCATTCGCAGAACGTGTGCCATTCATCGAGTTTGTGTTCTTTTCGCCAGTAATACATTCCTGCAAGCACTTCGTAGTTAAGCTGTACCGTTGCCCGCTGATTGTAGCTTTCGGGTAATAACTCAATCAACGCTCTCCAGTATTTCTTCTCTTTGGTTTCGTTGTATTTTTCTCTCAGATTGTTGCAAGTGTTCCGCACTGTGACAAAGCAAAGCATTGCCCCAAATCCAACCTCCTTGCATCCCTCGCAGGAAAAATCCTCGTTTAAAAGCTCTACGCTGTGTATCTTGTGCATCTTACTGCAAGAGTTTCTGACCGTTCCGACCTTGTAAGTATCGTACTCAGCCCACCAAAACATCGGAGCTGTAATGTCACACGTTACCGTTATCATTCTGCGGTACTTTGCGTGTACGGGTCCTGACTTTGCAAGCTGTTTCATCAGTTTCCAGTCATTATTGCCTATAAAATCTTCGACATACTTTTCGTTATCACGAATGATTGTTTTGCAATCGCTATCGCTTCTATCCCAACTGTTCATCGGATTTCTCATTCCTCTGATTGCCGCCTCGAAGCCGTAAACCTCTGTGTTTTCAATTTTAAGCATTTCTTATCCTCCTTTGCTTTTTGAGCCTTATGCTCGTTTCGCACTCACTCTCGTCACCTATCATCCTTCAGAGCCTCTCTTCCGTCATATATTTTAGCCATTCTCTTGCACAGCTCACAGCCGTGCTTGTTTACCTCGCATAACAACTCGCCTATTGCTTTGCCACGCTTAGCGTTGTTTCTGTACGCTTTTTCGTACAACTGGTACTTGTCAAACTGTTTTACTGCCTGCTTGCGCTCTTGTGCACCTTGCTCCTTTGTTATCTCGCCCTCACGGAATGCCGCATACGTCAGGCGCATTGATTTATACAGCAGCCCCTCCGCAAGTGTTGCATCGTCCGGTAGCGGCGTGTTGTGCCTTGCAAGCTCGATTATCTCGTCAGCCGTCATCAATCAGTTTAAGCGCCTCCTCCGCTGATCTGCATACCCCTGCGATAGCTCCATAGCCTTTCATAGCGTTCAGAAACTGTTCCTGCTGAGGTCTTACCTTGCCTGTTGCCGTTTTTACTTCGATAAATACTGCCGTGCAATCAGACTTTCGATACCCAAACAGGTCCGAAAAACCTTTAGGAAGCCCTGTTGATACTGTTCTTCCGTCCGCTGTGCTAAACACACCGACATTTGCACGGAAGATAACGCACTTTCCGCTTAACGCAAGGCGTATGCTGTTCTGTATGTCTATTTCTTTTATCTGAACCAACCCCATTCTTTAGCTTTAACATACGCATATCCGGGCTTATAACCTTTGATTTTTGCGTATGCGTATAATTCTTGTATGCTTCTACACTGAGTAACGTCCTGATACTCACTTGTAATCATAATCAGCTTTGCTTCTTGCTGTTCCTTGATTTCTCGCTGTGTTTTTTCATAGATGTGCCCGCAATTCGGGCAGACATCGGCAGGCTCATGGGTAAAATAACATTCAGGACACTGCTTTATCTTGATCTCCGCTTGTGCTTGCTTCTTTGTCGGTGCTTTCGGTTCAAGCGTCCACTTGCGTTCTGCGTCCGGTAGTCCGTGTCTGTGTACGTTTCCGACATGGTCTATGATAATAGCTGTCTTACCAGGTTGATACCTCATACATCTCATAGACTGCTGTATATACAGAGTTAATGACTTTGTAGGTCTAAGGAGTATAGACACCGAGCAATCCGGAACATCGAGCCCTTCGGATATCAGATCAACGTTACAGAGTATCTTAATCTTGCCTGTCCTGAAGTCTGATATTACCTGTGCACGCTCTGATTTAGGTGTACTACCGTCGATATGCCGTGCCGGTATACCTACGTCGCAAAACTGCTGTGCCATTGCCGTGCTATGCCTTATCGTTGCGCAGTAACACACCGCCTTACCACCGTCTGATAACTGCTTGTAAAACTTTATAACATCACCGTATATCTTAGGTTTGTCCATCAGTAATTCAACATCTTCCGCCGAGTAATCACCACACCGTGATGTCAATCGTGAGCAATCTGCAAGAGCAGGAGCATAATACCGATACGGTGCAAGCCTGTTATTTTTTATCAGCCACTTTGCTGTAGGACCTTCAATGAGCCTGTCGTTTATCTCTCCCAGCCCACCGCCATTAAGTCGTACCGGTGTTGCTGTAAGCCCCACGCAGTACGCTTTCGGAAACGCTTCGTACACCTTGCGATATGTACTTGCAACACAGTGATGATTCTCATCCGTTATTATCAGTGTAGGGCGCTTAGTATCCTGCAGGTGTCGTGATATAGTCTGCACCATATTGACAGAGCATAAATCCATATCAACACCGTATCCGTTAAATGTGCTGTATATCTGGTCGCACAATTACTGTCTGTGTACCATAAACAGGACACGATTATGATTATCTGTTGTACGCTTTGCTATCTCTGACGCTATGACCGACTTACCGCCTCCGCACGGAAGGACGATACACGGTCGTTTATAACCCTCACGCCAAGAACGTGAGAGATTATCTATCAGAGTGTTTTGATAGTCATATAGTTGCATATATCTGCGTGTTGTCCTCCTTTCTTGGTTACACCTGTTACACAACAGTTACACCATAGGTGTAACACTGTGAAACCGCTTTACGACTGCGATTAAGACACATTGTTACACCGTTACACCTAAAAATGCATTTTCTATAGGGAAAATCTATATAAACACAATGATAAAATTGTTTATACAGAATATAACGTTATACCCGAAAAAGGTGTAACATGTGTAACATTGCTCTTAAAACCGCTTGCAGAGCCAGTTTAGCTGTTACACATGATGTGTAACTTTGGTGTATCAGGTGTAACGCTTAAAAATCTATATCGTCGTATTTTTCGTCATCTTCCGACGGAAGTGTCAGATGCACACACCGTGTACACAGGCCGTTAATCCGCCTGTTTACAGTGTTTTTGCCCGCTTTGTCTATCTCAATAAGGCGGTTATCACGCAGATACGATAACAGCGCCTGCGAATTGTAACCCTCGTCCTCACACGCTTTTCGGAACACAGATGCGGCAATATATACCTCTCGCCTATCGCCCGAAAGGACACCCCATTGATCAACGGGTTTGTCCGGATTGTATATAAAGCGTGTCGAATTTAAAGCGACAAAACTGCATATATGCTCATACGCTCTCGGATTGACGCTTACGGAAGCCTTAGTTTTCAGAAACTCGGCTACTTCTTCCGTTTTCAGCGCCGTTTCCTGTATGTTCAGCATTTCGCACATCAGCGTGTCCGCTGTGAGTATCAGAGCTGCGCTCTGTGCCTGTTTCTGCATAATGTCGTAATCGGCTATCAACTTCTTTTGATAACTGTCAAACAGCTCCTCAGCGTGTCCGAAGCCGTCTTTTATCAGCTTTTGCACAAACATTTTGCCAAACGCTCCGTAGTTTGCTTTTACCGTGTTTGCAACGTGTCTTGGATCATCAAAAAACTTTTCCTTGCACTCGATTTCGATAACTCTGTTTACAGAACCGCCACCGGAGCGTGCTGTTGTAATCGGGCGCTCGCCCGTTGTTATTACTGCATTTTTCCATTTTGGGACTGCGTCAAGTCCGCCGAGCTTGTTGCCTCTGCTTCTACCTGAGCCTTCGGTCAGCATATATATCAGATTGTCCAGATCTCGCTTGTCGTTGATAATCTGCAGCTCGTCCAGTATGTAAGGCAGGTTGTTGTAAAATGCCGCTGTCTTTTCCATTCCGACGGTTGTGGCGTTAAAAGTCATGATGTAATCGCCTATTTCGGGATTGCCCCATATACTTGCCGCTGTCATTGCAAGGACCGTCTTTGCACTTTCCGTTTCACCCCACAAATGCACCCAGAAGCAGTTACAGCCGAGAGGCTTTACAAGTACAGATGCAAGCGAGGATGCAAATACCATTCTTGCCGCTACCGACTTCAGGCGTATATTATGATATATCACCTCATACCACTTGCGAACATCTCCTACCGCTTTTACGCTGTCATAGTGCTTCTTATACTCTGCTTCTCCGTCAAACGCTATGCTGTCGATATATGGTGCAAAATCAAGCTGTTCATCTGCCTGCGTGATCCAGCCCATGCGAGTAACGCATTCGGTTTCGGGGAGCAGTTCAGGGTTAAGCTGTTCGATTTTTGCAAAGTATTTTACAAGTGCCTTTGCACTTTCGCTTGTCACAGCTATACCGCTGTCTGACAAGTCAACGATCTTGTTTGCTGATGATATTGTCTTCCGGTCAACGATAAGATAGCGGAACGCTCTGCCGCCCCTCGAATAAGCTATTTTTATCTTCTCGACACCCGTGTCGATATTGCAAAGTCGCATTATCGGCATAATCGGATGTGGGCAGACAGTTTCGCCGTCAAGTGATACTCCGGTATAATCGCATATATAGTTACCGCAGATAAGCTGCACCGGCTGAAGCGGAAAGTTTGTAGCTGTAAAGGTTTCCGAAAGATTTTTCTCGTATTTTCGGCAATAGTTGCCGAGCAGGGTCATAAAGCTTCTTATTTTAAGCTCTGCCGCCCGCTCGGTCACCCTTGCCTTTGCACGTTCAAACTCGAATGGATCGTCAATAAAAGCACAGCAGTATTGATATGGCTCAAGCCCGGTGAGAAAATCTTCTTTCGTAAATTTCTCGACCGGCTTTAACTTTTCAATGTCGTCTATCGCCATTGGCTTTTACCTCTCTTGTATCTTAGAATGGATAATCTTCGTCTGTAGGTGCGGGTGCTTCAGGCGGTGCTATCACACTGCCGAAATTGCCCATAGCGTTGCCCTGATCAAGTGGCTTATCGTCAGGCACTTTTAAGCCCTCAAGCACAGCACCGACCGAGTGAAACGCCATGAGTTTTACAGCCCAACCTGTTGTTTTGCCGTCCTGCTTCAGATACTCCTCGTTGCGGAACAGACCGCCGATTAGCTTGCCCTTGAAGTTATCAGCGTACTTATCGCCCCACACGAGCTTGAAGCTACTGCTGTTCGATTTCTCAACGCAGGTATGGAACGTCTTTAAGCCTCTGCTCGCAAGTCCCGTCTTAGTGTCGATAACGAGCTGATTTACGATACAGCCCCACTTCTTGTTTTCTCTGGTGTCGCCGTCATAACGCTTCTTGAAGAAGCCCGGCTGTTTGTCGCTCTTGTCGGTGTCGAGATAGATTTTTATCATATCATCGCCGTTTCTTGAGGTTGTTTCCTCGACTTTAAGTATCCTCATGACATGACCGCCCGGAGCGAGCTTTTCGTACTCGCCAAATTCCTGTACATCTTTGTAACCTTTAGGTTCAATCATTTTCTTTATCCTCCGTTATGTTGAAATATTCTCTAATGGTGTTGTCTACCATCTTTAAGTCGTTGTCTATAGCTGTATCTGCGAACATATCTATAGGCGATTTCTCAAGGCACTTGTCGTCCTGCTTGTTCGTCAAGAAGACGTATCTACCGTCTTCGTAAACGCTTCTGAGGACCACAGTACACATGCCTTCTATGCAGACTTTTTCGTCAAGCAGCTTGCCGATAGTCTTCGGTTTCATGTTTCCACTGTCGTCCGAATCTGTGTGCATCATCACATAGACGATTTTGTCTGGCGGCAGTGCCTTGATATTCTCAAGCAAACTCCAAAACTGATCTGCAACGCTGTTGTAAAAGCTGTATATCTGATTGCCTGTACCGGTTGACGAGTGCCCTCTCATAAACTGATTTGTCATCAGATAGCCTGCATCGTCTATCACGATAGACTTTGCTTTACACTTAGCAAGTCCTTTGACTATCGTGTTGTAGTTGTCTGTGCATAAGGTCTTTGGCGGGTTTTTGAACGGCAGAGGTTTGCCGATTACGTTAAACACGGCAAAGTCCTGGCAGTGCCTAAGCGATGTACTTTTGCCGCTACCGCTCCGCCCTACAATTAAAACCGGTATACCCATTACTTTATCTGCAGGTTTACTTTGCTTACAAGCTTTGCACCTGCTACCTCCTTTCCCTCGTTTATTGCCGCTTTTATTGCCGCCTTGTCAGGCTCAGGCACTTTATATCTCAGATACTCGTCGGAAAGCTCCTCGATATCGTCTATCTGCACTTCTGAGCTCTTGCGGAAAGACAGCGCAACTCTTGCGGTCTTAAAGTCCTGCCCGCTGAGAGCGTCCGACAGCAAGCGTTTTAAGCTGTCGATTTTCTTTTCGGCGGATTTCTGACGCTCGGCAAAAGCCAGCTTTTCAGCTTTCAGCGCCTCTGCATCTGCCTTGAGGTTTTTAACCCATAAAGCGATGTTCTCGATTTTCTCGTCACGCTCAAGCTGTATTTTCTCAAACGCTTCAATGTCTGTGATTTCGCCCGTCCCCTCGTCTAAGAGCGAGTACAGGCGGGTGTCGATGTCGTAAAGTGATGGCATTATATCTCCTCCGTCATTTTCTCGAAAAACTGCTTTGCTTTGCTGACAAACAGATCGTGATTACTGTCTGCGGAATTATTGCCGATAAACTCACAGAGCCGCTTTGCCGCATCAATAGCTGTTGCAAGGTACGCTTTAAACGTTTCCTTGCTGTCGGGTACGCTCACCGTAAGTTTCGACTGCTCACGCTTAGCGGCTTCAAGTTGACTGCGGAGATCTTCAAGTTTCTTTTCGCTTTCGGCCTTCAGGTTATTTATCTGCTCCGTATGCTCACGGTTTATTCGGATTGTATCTTGCAGTGCATCTTCCTGCACCTTGTCGATTTGCTCCTCGTATGTCTTGCAGATATTCTTAAAGGTGTCCTTGTCAACGGCACCGTCCGGAAGTGCCACTTCCACATCTATCGGACGGTTTTCAAGTTCTTTTATTTCCGCTTCGAGTGCTGCTATCTGCTGTGACAATGTGTTTTTTGCTTTTTCGAGTGATTTCGCCTGCTGAGCGGCGGCGGATGCTTCAGCTTCTGCGGCCGACTTATCGGCTACAGCCTTATCCTTTTCCGCTCTTATCTGCCGTATCTGCTGTTCAAGCTCACGGACGGAGGTGTTCTCAAGGTCGGTCTTTTCGGTTATTTCTGTACGTTCTTCTTCAGAAAGGGAAGATAAAAGATAGAGTTTCTGAACACCAATTTGTGCAGTCGACTGCACAAAATCAGAAGGTAATTTTTCGATTACGTTTATATATGAATAAACCTGTCTGCGTTTGATGCCTGTTTCCTGCTCACAGTAATCCTCGAATGTGTTATACCCCAGTTCCTTATAGAGCTTGCTGTCCCTCATTTCTTTAAAGCCCTTGCACATCTCATACAAGCTCTGCTGTGCTAGCTGTGCTGAGGTCTTTATTCTGCGATCAAGCTCCTGTGCTTTTGTGTAATTCACTGATAATTCATTCATTTTGTATTATCTCCGTATATGGTTGCCAGCCATTCATCAAATTTTTTCAACTCTTCTTCGGTCGGCTCGTCCTCGGGTCTGTCTTGGTCATAGCCCAGTGAGCACACTGTCTCATAACAGCAACCGTGTGTATCTTCATAGGTTTCCACCCAACCGGGATAAACAATGTGTCCGTACCGACAATATTCACAATCTTTTAATATTGGGTCAATGCAACGTGTTGGTAAGTCGTTCATGCTGTTTTCCTCCTTGATTTTGTTTTTGATTTTTTCGCCGCAATACTGTTAAGGTACTGCTGATACATCTTTTCGACATTGATTATTTCTTGTGGTTTTTCCTGTCCGCCGTTTGTAACCCAGTTGTTTTTATAACCTCTGCACTGGACTATTTTATAGTCGTTTGATACCTCCATCGTGTAGTACGGCTCGTCCGGTGCGGATTTTCGGCGAAGAAACATAATTGTCAGCTTGCCGGTTGCGTGTCTTTCGGCGTAGCCGCCGACACAATGGCTTAGCCTCTGACCTTCGACGACTATTTCGTCCGTGCTGTCTGGCTGACGAATAAAGTATTCATCGGTTGCAAACTCAAGCATTTTCCGCTTCAACTTCAGAGCGTTCAGTTGCTTGGCCAATTTAGCGTTTTTCTTCGCTTTTTCTTCAAGCTCCCGTGCCTGTCGCATAGCTTCTGCACGGTCGTGAGCCGCTTTAAGATTTTTCGGAAAGCATATCTGTCTGTCGCTGAAATCGGCTTCGAAGCTCTGCATTATACGGACATAATCCATATAGTCATAAATCGGGGTTTTCTGCTTTACAAGATACTTCATAATTTCGTATCT